AAGGTTGAAGTTGTTGGCCAAATGGAATCCTAAGAAGTATGGAGACAAGTTAGGAGTTGAAGCAGAAGGAAATATCAACTTAACAATTGCAACAGGCGTTCCACAGGTGTGAGACAACCGTTGATTAAACTTGATTACACACCTCGGACTTGGCAAAGAGAGTGCCATATAAAGAAACAAAGATTTAGTGTTTACGCATTACACAGGCGATCAGGTAAGACAGAACTGGCAATCATGGAGCTAATAGATAAGGCCATGAAGACTGACAAAGAACTAGCCATGTTTGTGTACGTTGCACCGTTCCTGAGACAGGCAAAAGCGATTGCATGGGCAAGATTAAAACAAAAGATAGAACCATTACGCAGAACGTCAGTAGTAGACATAAACGAGGGTGAATTATCAGTCAAGTTTAGACACAATGGGGCGATCATTAGATTGTTTGGTGGAGACAATCCTGATGCCATGCGTGGATTGCGTTTGGACGGCATAGTCATGGACGAGGTTGCCCAGCTAAAGAACGAGCTATGGACAGACATAGTCCAACCAGCATTGTCAGACCGTCTTGGTTGGTCGATATTCATCGGTACACCAAGTGGTATCAATTTGTTCTCTGAGTTGTACTACAAGGCCATAGACGAGAGCGATTGGACAGCTGCCAGATACACAGTGTTTGACACAGATAGCTTGCATCCTAATGAGGTAACTCGTCTCAAACGTGATATGAGTGAGACATCATTTGCAAGGGAATATCTATGTGACTTTTCTGCTCAAGGTGATGACCAGTTGATTGCATTGGCAGATACCGAAGATGCAGCTAAACGTGTATATCAGGATGACCATGTACGATTGTTTCCTATAATCCTTGGCATCGACCCTGCCAGATTTGGGGATGACAGATCTGTGGTGTTCAGACGGCAAGGTAAGCAAGCATTCAAGCCAGTTGTATATCGAGGTATCGACAACATGGAACTAGCAGCCAGAGTAGCCAACCTGATCGAGGAACATAACCCAGATGCAGTGTTCTGTGATGCAGGTGCTGGTAGTGGTGTAATCGACAGACTCAGGCAGTTGTCATATGACGTAATCGAAGTACCGTTTGGAGGCAAGGCACTAAAACAACAGCAATACATCAATCGTAGAAGTGAGATGTGGTGGTTAATGAAAGAATGGATAGAAGAAGGTGGTGCAATACCTAACGACATAGCCCTTAAACAAGAGTTAGCAACACCAATTTATTGGTACGACAATGTGGGTAGACGTGTATTGGAAAGTAAGGATCAAATAAAGAAGAGATTGCAGGGTGCAGGGTCACCAGATTTAGCAGATGCATTAGCACTAACGTTTGCCCTGCCAGTAGCTAAGAAAGTGCCAGAGGACATATACATCAAAAGACGCAAAGAAGCTACAGGTAGGAGCGATTATGACCCATACAAAGTTGTTTAAATCATGCATGGTAGATAGTATTTAGTTAATTACATATAACTAGTGTGACCGTAACCCCAGATAGTCCAGCTACTGTTAACGAAAGTAGAGTATCCAAAACGGAAATTAAACTCTGCACTATAGATGACATCAAAGGCAAGTTAGACTCATTGTTTGCAGAGCATTACGAAGAGATAGCTCGCAACAAAGAGGTAATGGTGTTAAAACCAAACTGGCCTATGTACTATGCCACTGAAAAGGCAGGTGCATTGTTCATTCATGTAGCTATGCAGGGCGAAGTTTTTATTGGTTATTCTATCAATTTTGTAAGCAATCATTTTCATTATGCCGACTTAAAGTATTGCCAGAATGACGTTTTGTTTATCAAAAAAGAATTCAGAGGTGGTCGAGATGGTTTAAGACTAATGAGAGCTACAGAAAAGTACGCACGATCACTTGGATGCAAACTTATGCTATGGCATTGCAAGGAAAACACTCCATTAAATCAAATTTTACCTAAGTTAAATTATGGAGTACAAGACATTATTTATTCTAAGGAGTTAAGAAAATGGCAGTAACCGCAGCAATTGCATTAGGAGCAGTAAGCGTTGGTTATCAGGTTGTTTCTGGTAATAAACAACAGGCAGCACAAAAACAACAACTAGCTTTGCAACAGCAAGCCAATGATGACGCCAAACAGAGAGCAAAAGAAGCAGCTGATCGCAATGAAGTAGAGATGAATAAAGCCAACCAAAAGAAGGTAAACGTTGGTGCATTGCAATCAAAAGAAGAACAAGCAGCAATGGCTGGCCCAGCTGGAACAATGCTTACTGGTAATCAAGGTGTAACTAATGATCAGTACAATCTTGGTGGCAACACATTACTTGGCGGTTAAAAATGAAAACCAAACGTGCAGATTTATTAACAAGATGGGGTCATCTTAAAAGTGAAAGAGCTACGTGGTGGTCGCATTGGCAAGAAGTAACGACATATTTGTTACCAAGGAACGGACGTTATTTTCAACAAGATAGAAACAAAGGTCATAGAAGACATAACTCGATATATGACAACACTGGTACAAGAGCATTACGGACATTAGGTGCTGGCATGATGGCTGGTGCTACATCTCCTGCAAGACCGTGGTTCAGATTAGCGACAGCAGATCCAGAATTAAATAATTACGCACCTGTCAAGATGTGGCTGCATGATGTAACTCAACGTATGCAAATAATCTTTCAAAAATCTAATACATACAGAACATTACACGGAATGTATGAAGAATTAGGAGCATTTGGTACTGCAGGGTCATTAATACTTCCTGATGAGAGAACATCAATCCATCATTACCCGGTAACCATAGGAGAATATGCAATAGCCCAGGATTATCAGGGCAGAGTAAATACTTTGTACAGAGAATTCCAAAAAACAGTAGGAGAAGTGGTAAGAGAGTTTGGATATAACAAATGTTCAACGTCTGTTAAAAACCTGTTTGACAGAGGTTCATTAGATCAGTGGATTACAATAGTTCATGCGATAGAACCAAGAGATGATAGAGAGCGTGATTTTAAAAAGAAGGACAATATGAACATGGCATATAAGTCTTGTTATTTTGAGACAGGTGGCGATGGCGAAAGTGTTTTAAGAGAGAGTGGATATAAAGATTTTCCGGCAGTTGTACCCAGATGGGGCGTAGCTGGCGGTGATATTTATGGTAATTCACCGGGAATGGAAGCATTAGGTGACATAAAACAGCTGCAACATGAGCAATTACGCAAGGCACAGGGCATTGATTACCAGACAAAACCACCATTGCAGGTACCTAGCTACATGAAAAACAGGGATGTAGATAGTTTGCCGGGTGGAGTTACGTTTATTGATGGTCAACAAGGCAAAATTGAAACAGCATTCAATGTAAATTTAAACTTACAACATCTGTTAGCTGATATACAGGACGTAAGAGGACGTATAAATGGATCATTCTATGCTGATTTATTTCTTATGTTGGCTAATGCTACTGACACACGCATGACAGCAACAGAGGTAGCAGAACGTCATGAAGAAAAACTGCTTATGTTAGGGCCAGTGCTAGAGCGATTACATAATGAGTTACTAGATCCATTAATTGATATTACTTTTACCAGAATGATTGAAAATGATTTAGTGCCACCAGCCCCAGAGGAATTGCAAGGTAAAGAATTAAGCGTAGAATTTGTATCAATGTTGGCACAAGCCCAACGTGCAATTGGAACTAACAGTGTAGATAGATATGTAAACAGTATGGGGTTAGTTGCACAGATGAAACCTGACGTATTGGATAAATTTAATTCTGATGCATGGGCAGATGGATATGCTGATATGTTAGGTGTAGATCCTAAATTAATTATTGGAGGGGAAAGATTAGCAAGGATACGTCAAGAGAAAGCTGAAGCACAACAAGCAATGGCACAGCAAGAACAACAGAATCAGGCAGTAGAGAATGCAACTAAATTAAATAATAGTAAAACTGGTGAGCCATCCCTGATGGATATGATGAACCAGTTTAGCGGATACAATTCACCATCACCTTTGGAGGTATAACAATGGACACCAAAACGCCTGGAAATTTTAGCTATGGCAATATGTCAGCAGATTACCGAATGAAATATAAACAAATGCTGGAAAAACATAATGCAAAACAAAAAGATAAGAAAAAAAGAAAGTCTAAATTACAGCAATTTGCAGAAAGATTGTATGGAGGTAAAAAATAATGCCTAAAAATCAGGGGTTATGGGCAAACATCCATGCAAAACGTAAAAGAATTAAGGCAGGTTCTGGTGAAAAAATGCGTAAACCGGGTTCAAAAGGTGCACCAACTGCTAAAGCATTAAAAGATAGCCAGAGTAAAAAGCGATAAGGTGTAACCGTAACACCGATATAACTAGATATATTAGATCATGAGTGAATACAATCCTCTCGACTTAAAAGGTCAACAAAAAACTAAAGACAATAAAAAGTCTGAAGAAAGAATTGACCGCCAAAATGAAGAGTCGGATATTAAATGGCTCATGAGCAGCAAGAGGGGTCGCAGATTAATCTGGAGACTTCTGGAGCAAGCAGGTGTTTTCCGATCATCGTTCAACACTAACGCAATGGCAATGTCATTTAGCGAAGGTAACAGGAATTATGGTTTGCAAATACTGAACTTGATTCACACTCTCTGCCCAGAGTTATACCCGACAATGATTAAGGAGCAAAAAAATGTCAGAAACGCTGATAACGGAAGCCAACCAAACCAATGAAGGCGATTCGCAGCAACCAGTAGATGCTACAACTGAAGCAACTACTGAAACCCAGCAGCAAGCTGAATCTGTAAAGGATCAACAAGTTTCGGATGAAACCGCTGTTGAAAGTGAAACTAGCGATCAGGTAAAACCAGAAGGTGCACCTGAGAAATACGAATTCAACATGAAGGTGGCTGACGCACCTGAAGAACTCGACCCCGATGTAATTACTGCATTCGGTGAAGTCGCTAAAGAACTTGACCTTCCACAGGAAGCTGCACAAAAAGTAATCGATAAAGTTGCACCCATAATGCAAGCCAAGCAAGCAAAAGTGGTTGAAGAAGTAAAGACGGAATGGGCAAATAATTCACAATCAGATTCAGAATTTGGTGGTGAAAATTTAAAGTCCAATCTAGAAATTGCTAAATCCTCACTTAATGCATTTGGTACAGATGCTTTGAAGTCGCTACTGGAAGAATCAGGCTTAGGTAATCATCCCGAAGTAATTCGGTTTATGTATCGGGCAGGTAAGGCAATTAGTGAAGACAGTTATGTTGGTAATTCTCAAGGAGCTAATGCTCAAGGCGATAAAGTTCCAAAAGATTTTAACGGCATAGCTAACGCACTATATTCAAATCAGCAAAACAAGTAAGGAGTTATTAAATGGCTACA